TTGATTTTATTGATACTTTTTTTAGGGCTTTTTTGGTTTTTAGGGAAAAATAAAAAATTGCTTACATGCATGGTATAACCCTATGATTCTAAAGGTAACTTTTAGAGCATGTAAGCAAATTTTATTTTTACCCTAAAAAGAGATTAATGCTAAATAAAAACATTAATGAAATCAAGAGCTTAAAAAATAATTTATTTTTTACTTGACAAAACCGAAATACGGTGTATAATAGTAGGTAGGGACAGTAAAATTATAGTTCATATCCCCTCACGTAAAACGCTTAACCGAGGATTGACTTTTTATTGTTCAAGATGGCGGGAGAAAAAGCGCGGTTCGTAAGCCGCTTCCATGGTTTTCCTCCATCAAATTAAACTGGAGATAATTTATTGTCTAGAAATTATGTTAAAGAGTACGCCAATTATCAGGGGAAGAGTAAGCAGATAGAAAGGCGTAGCAATCGTAATAAATCCAGACGTGGAGCAGTAGCTTCGGGAATTATTTCTAAAAAAGATAGCAGGGATATTCATCACAAAGATGGCAACCCTGCTAATAAAGGCACTAGAAACTTAACGCCTGTATCAAAAAAGTTAAACCGAAGTAGAAAAATATGACCCTGCCAGATAAAAAAAAGAGTGAGATAACAGAAAAGCAGAATAATTTTCTGGATGCATTGTTTGATAATGGTGGCGATATCAACGAAGCTATGCTTACCTCCGATTATCAGCAAGGCTCCAAAGGCTGGCTTGTGCGTAGCTTGAGAGGCGAAATCATTGAAAGGGCTAAATATGAGTTGGCCGGTTCTGCTGTAAAATCTGTAAAGCGTATTTCTGAAACTCTGGATGCTGATGGCACAATTCCTAATAGCCATATGGAGCTAAGAATGAAAGCAGCTACTGATATTCTGGATAGGGTAGGTATTAGTAAGCGTCAGGAAGTGGATATTAAAGCTGAACTTATCCACGGTATTGTACTTCTTCCTGCAAAGACGGGAGAAAAGGCAATAACCATCAATGGTTAACCCCTCGGAGGCCGTAGGAGGCCCCTCAGAGCCCTTATCCCCCTCAGAGCCCCCCTCGGCTACTTCAGAGGCCTCAACCCCCTCAGAACCTCCTAAGCCAAAGCGTACATATAATTTAAGCTCTAAACAAAAAGCTGCTAAGAAGATACGAAGGCAGATAAAGGACCATGAAAAGCTTATTGCTAAGTTGGAAAAACAGGATAAAAGTCTATCCCGTCGTTCTAAGGGAGTAGTAGAAAAGAAGCAAAATGCCACAAGAGCTTCGGACATTATTTTTCAGCCTAATAAAGGACCACAATTTTCTTTTCTAGCTTCTCCTGAAAAGGAAGTGTTATATGGTGGTGCGGCAGGTGGCGGCAAATCTTTTGCAATGCTCATGGACTTGTTGAGATACGCTGACAATACCAATCACCGTGCATTACTACTTCGTAGAACTTTAGCTGAATTAACAGAACTCATAGATAAAAGTAAGCAAGTTTATCCCCGTGCGTTTCCCGGTGCTAAGTTTAAAGAAGCATCAAAGACGTGGATTTTTCCTTCTGGTGCTACAGCCTTATTTAGTTATGTAGATCAAGATGATGATGTGTATCGATATCAGGGTATGTCGTTTTCATGGATTGGTATAGATGAGTTAGGACATTATCCTTCGCCTTTTGTATGGAATTACCTTCGTTCTCGTCTACGTACTACGGATACCTCTATAGAAACCTATATGAGGGCTACAGCCAACCCCGGTGGCTCTGGAGGGTGGTGGATTAAGAAGATGTTTATAGACCCATCTCCACCAAATTCCCCTTTCTTTGCTACGGATACCGATACGGGGAAGATGTTATCCTACCCTGCTACACACGAGAAGGCTGGAAAGCCTTTATTTAGACGTAAATTCATCCCTGCAAGATTAACAGACAATCCTTATCTGATGCAAGATGGTGAATATGAAACGATGCTAATGTCTCTACCGGAAGTTCAGCGTAAACGTTTGTTGGAAGGTGATTGGACAGTATCTGAAGGCGCTGCGTTTAGTGAGTTTAACCCCGATATTCACGTTATCTCTCCTGAAGAACTGCCGTACAACTGGACAAGAATACGTTCTTGTGATTATGGTTTTAGCGCCCCTTCCTGTGTATTATGGGGCGCGATTGATTGGGATGGATGTATCTGGATTTATCGTGAGCTATACCAGACCCGATTAACCGCCGAAGAGTTGGCAAAAATTATTCTGGAAATGGAAGCACTTGATCCAAACATTTATGCCTCTGTTTTAGATAAATCCTGTTGGAATAAAATGGGTTTGGGAAAAAGCATCGCCCAAACAATGATTGAAAAGGGATTGCGTTGGCTTCCCTCAAATTCCGATAGGATGCAAGGAAAGCAGGAAGTGCATCGTAGGCTTCTTGTAGACGATTTTGGTAACCCCCGAATAAAGATATTCAATACCTGCACTAATCTTATTCGTACCCTTCCTTCTCTACCAATGAGCAAGACGAATAGTGAAGATGTAGACACCCGTGCTGATGATCATGCTTATGATGCACTACGATATATGTTTATGTCCCAACAAAGTTCCAGACCTTCTTCCCTTCCGTTTGGAATGACACGATTAAATAAACCTATGATACAAGACAGTGTATTTGGATATTAAATATGGCTAAACGTAAAGTACCTATAAAACTTACTCTTTCTTTTGATGATGCTTATAAAGCATATCAAAAAGGAAAAAATACAGCACAAGAACCAGCTCTTTTAAAAAAGTTGTATGCTGCTAAAAGAGCCGTTAAAAGAGCGGAAGAAGGCCCATATGATTATAAAAAAGAAAGACGTTCTACTTCTGGACAACGAAGAGAAGCGGCTAGGATTTTTGGAAGACAAGAAGAAACTGTAGAACATGAAGGACGTTTACAGCGTATCCCCGGTTCTGTAGTTGGACCTAACGAGCGATTTACACGAGTAACCCCAAAAGAGAAAAAACAAGCCGCTGATACTTTTTCTACTGGAGTAGAAATAGCAAGCTATGCAATAGGAGCAGGACAAATGTTTGGATTAATCAGAGGTGCAGCGAAAATTGGTGCAAAATTCTTGACTAAAAAAGCTATAGACAAGACAGGTAAGAAAAAAGCAGTACAACTAGCAAATGCAGCAACTAGACGTGCTAATAGACAAGCTAGACAAGCGGCAGATGTTACAAAAGCAGCAAAAACAAGAACCGCAACAGCTACAATGACTAAAGCAGAAAAAGCTGCTCAAGCTGCTGCTAAAAAACAAGCAGCAAAATTAGCTGAACAGACTGGTGGTAGTTCTACCGCTACTGCTCAAAAAACTGCTGCTGCTGCTGCTAAGAAAGCTGCTGCTAAGAAGTTAGCGTCTACTAAGAAAGCTGCTGCTGCTAAGAAGTTAGCGTCTACTAAGAAAGCTGCTGCTTCTAAGAAAGCTGCTGCTACAGCAGGGTTGAGTACAGGAGAAAAAGCATTAATAGCTGGAATTGCGGCAGGTACAGTTACATTGACTGCTGCTGACTACAAAATGAAAAAGAAACAGGCACAAGATATAACAGATGCAACAGCACGTAGAAAAGCACTAGATAAAATAGCTTCAGCAGAAAAAGCTGCTAAAGGTTCTGTTCCTGCATCTCAATTAGGAGGTATTGGAGATTTTCCTATTGATAAGGCTACACCGCCTGTACCTAGAAGTAAAACTAAAAAAACTAAAGAAGCTGCTCTTAAACGAGACATGACAAAATCAAAAGCCTTACGTAGTACATTAGATAGAATGTCTGCTGCTGAAAGAAAATCTCTTGGTCCTGTAACTAACTTTATGGAAAAATTATTAGGTCTTAACAGAGATAAAGCAGCTATTGAAAGAGATATGGCCGTAAGTAAAAAACTAGATGAAGCAATAGGTTTTTCAGGCGGAAAGAAAAGAGGCGGAAGAGTATCTAAACCCTCTAAAAAGAAATACGTAATGAACAGAGGTGGCAAAGTTGCTTCTGTTCGTAAACCAACCAGAGCATAAGGAGAAACAATATGCCCTCGAATTATCGTTATCCCGGCAAAGCTGATTTTGAATCTCAGTCTAAAGCCGGTAATATGAGTGATGTTAATGCCGGTAGCCTATACCGTGAGAAGAAGGAAGGTGATCTTCTGGGTTCGACTGATGCTAAGTTTAGTCAGTTTACTAAAACCTCAAAGATGAAAATGAAGAATGATGAAGCAGCTATCTTTAAGATGGCAGAGGATCATTCTTTATATAATACTTCTGGTAAGTAAATGAAAGAGTATTTGAAACAGGTTTTTCCAATAGAGTATACTAAAAATAATTGGCTTTCTAGAAAAGTTAAAGAGCCTTCTTCTTGGAACTCTCTTGCTCTTGTGTTACTAGCAGGAGGCGTGTATTTTGTAGTATATCCTACTGTTTGGATATTTCTTTCGGCAGCTTGTGCTTTAGTTGCTTTTGTATTGAAAGAAAAGAATGTCAATTAACGACTTTGAAGATAATGAACCGCAAATCATAGAACTTGATCCTGATGAGCTTCCGGGTCTGATAGGACATATCAAGAATAAGTTCGAGGAAGCGGAGACAGGACGGCTGTCTGATGAAAAACGATGGTTGCTTGCCTATAAGAACTATCGGGGGATTAACGACGGTACAACCTCGTACAACTCTACTGAAAAATCTAAGGTATTCTTGAAGATTACTAAAGTTAAGGTTCTAGCTGCATTCGGTCAGATTTCAGATATTCTCTTTGCTAATAATCGTTTTCCGTTAACTGTACTTCCTACTAACGTACCTTTTGGTATTGCTGAGTTTGCTCATATTCCCACAACGGAAGAGGAAAATTTCCTCAAGAATATGCCAGACCAGATGTTAAATACACCGTTGAGTAAGTTGAATACTACTGACCAGCCGGATAAAGAGTTTCTAGCTGGGTTAAAAGAAAAGTATTCTACCTCTTCTCTAGTAGAAGGAAAGTCTATCTTAGGTACTCCACAGATAGATTTGGCGTTGGAAGCTGCAAGAAACATGGAGAAAACAATCCATGATCAGCTTACTGACACAAATGCAATGAATGTTCTACGTCATTCTATCTTTGAATGTTGCTTGCTAGGAACAGGAATTGTAAAAGGTCCATTCAACTATAATAAAAAAATTCCTAACTGGAAAATTGAAAACGGACAGAAAACATTTATCCCAACAGAACGGATTGTTCCTCGTATTGAGGCGGTTTCTTGTTGGGACTTTTATCCTGATCCTGCTGCTGTATCTATGGATGATTTAGATTATATCATTCAGCGGCATAGGTTTAACAGACAGCAGTTACGAAATCTAAAAAACCGTCCTTTCTTTAATGAAGAGGCGATTAATAACTGTCTTTCTTCTGGACCTAATTACGACGAGAAATACTACGAGTCAATTATTCGAACTGAAGATACCGAAGTTCCCTATAGTGAGAAACGTTACGAAGTACTAGAATATTGGGGTACGGTAGACACTGCATTTGCCAGAGAAATTGGATTGTCTGTTCCTGAACATGTTGGTCATATGGATGAGGTACAGATTAATGCATGGGTATGTGGTTCGGATGTTCTTAGATGTGTTCTCAACCCTTTTATTCCTGCACGACTTCCCTATCAAACTTTTCCTTATGAGATCAATCCGTACCAACTTTTTGGTATTGGTGTAGCGGAAAATATGCAGGATTCGCAACTTCTTATTAATGGGCATATGCGTATGGCTATTGATAATCTTGCTCTTGCTGGTAATCTTGTTTTTGATGTAGATGAAACTCAGCTTGTTCCCGGTCAAAACATGGAAATATTTCCCGGCAAGATATTTCGTAGGCAATCAGGTCAATCTGGTGCAGCAATTACTGGTATTAAGTTTCCAAACACTGCTCCAGAGAACTTACAGATGTATCAAACGGCACGACAGCTTGCTGATGAACAGACCGGCATCCCTTCTATTGTTCATGGACAAACAGGTGTATCCGGTACAGGACGAACTGCTGCTGGACTATCTATGATTATGGGAAGTGCAGGACTATCCTTTAAAACTGTTATTAAGAATATAGATGATGCGTTGATAAAACCTTTGGGAGAAGCTTTTTTTCAATGGAATATGCAATTTAACGATAATGAGGCTAAGATAAGGGGTGATCTGGAAATTAAACCAAAAGGAATTGCTTCTGTAATGCAAAAGGAAGTACGCACTCAGAGATTAACCACCCTTCTTCAAACAATTGCCAATCCAATGCTTGCACCGTTTATTAAAATACCCAATTTAATTAAGGAACTGGCTATCTCTCAAGATATTGATCCTGATCAGTTGGTAAACGATGCTAACGAAGCTGCGGTATTTGCAGATATTCTAAGGGGACTTATGAATGAACCACAGAACAGCAAAGCTCCTACTCCCGCTGGTCAACGACCCGCAGATGTGGGGGGCAATGCAGACCTTCCTGTCGGAGCAAATACAATGGACGAATCGAGCGTTGGCGGTGGAAATATCGGAGTTGGAACTGCGCCGATTGCAGGGGAAAGCGGCTTTACTGGAAATGCTCAATAACCTTCCCGAAGGTGTTAATTCTTCACTTAAAAACTACGAAATAGAGAAACAGAATAATGCACAATCCTTTTAATACTGATGAATACTATGAATATAGTAAGAAGCCTATTATTTCTCCCCTTGATTTTGATTATATTCCTTCTGATGATTCAGAACCAGATAGAGAAATGGCGGATGGGGGCACAATTCCCTTTAGTCATTTAAGTTTAGAAGAAGAAGATCAAAGAGACGAGGAAGATATAATAGATGATTTAGTAAAAAGAAAACTGGAAGAAGAGGACCGTAAATTCAACGTACAACAGGCTATAGGTATCGAAGGCCCCGGTGAAGCAGGTTCTCCAACTCAAGGAGCAGGATATAATACTCTCGCTGGTACACTAGCAGCACTTGGAAATTTAGGTATAACTCTTAGTAACATATCAAGTGCTAAAGGTCTTCAAGTTGCTTTAGGTGCACTAACAGAGAAAAATGTACTCCCTAATGTACCTACTAGAAGTCAGAATATAAGAGCAAATATAGATTTGAGGACAGAGGAACAACAGGCACAAGCAGAAGAAGTATCGGCTGAGTATGGTCCTGCTGGCTATGTTGGAGCGACTGAAACGTCTAAGGGTACGCCAAAGGGTGATTTTACATTTGGACCTCAATTAACTCAAGCTGAAGTCGAGGCAATAGAATCAGAAAAACAAAATGTAATAGATGAAATACAACAAGAAGAGGACGCTGCTAGTGAAGCTGCTAGTATTGGCGTTAGTGCTGGTCCATCAGCGGGTAGCGGTGATCCCGGTGGAGTAGGTACTGGCTCCGGTACGGGCGTAGGTGTTGGAGATGCATGGAAACATGGTGGACAAATTAAAGGATACCAAGAAGGAGATATGGTTGAAGAACAAGCTGATACAACTATGGACACTGCTGGATTAGGTCCAATGGGATTAGTAGATGATATGGGTGGAGATCAGGTTACAGGTGTTGCAGATGACCTTGAGATGGATACGGAAGAAGGTGCATACGTTCTTAATGCTGATACGGTCGAGTTAGTTGGTTTGAAAGATTTGAATAATTTAGTAAAAGAAGCAATTGATGTTGCAATTGGTTCGGATATTCCCTTGCCTACTAAAATTGATCCAACAAAGAAAGTTCCTATTAAGATATCAAACGGAGAATTTATAATTCCTGCTATTCTTGTACCTATTATAGGTTTGGAAAATCTTGAAAAGATGAATAAACGTGGTTTAGCGTATAGGGAAAAGAAAAAGGAGCAAGAAGCTCCAGCAGAAGCCCCAACGGAAATTGCAGAAGAGCAAGCACCGATGGAAACTGCCCCAGAAGGAATAATTAATTTAGCAGAAGGTGGTTCTCTTGAGATGGCCAAACTTCTGAATAAAGAAATAGGAACATAGTTCCTGTAAAGGTAGGATACCCTTTAACGGCCCCTACAGTAACGCCAAAATGGATACCTTGGGTTAAACCCCTCGCCCCATAGGAGGTAAGATGATTAACGAGAGTAAAGTAGAAGAAGTACTAGAGCCTACCCCGTATAATGCGGAATATAGACGGCATCTTTTAGAGCCTGATGAAGATCAAGACCCAGATATTTCTGACCTTTCGGATATCGAAGATACTCAGAAAGAAGAGGGGATGATATCAAAAGAACAGGATCATAACTGGAAAAAGCGGTACGCCGATTTGAAAAGTTATCATGATCGTCAACGAAACGAATGGACACAGGAAAAAGAACTTGTCGAAGCTAAAATGCGTTTGGCTGAGAAAAGTAATGTTCTTTCTGAAATGCCAAAATCTGCTGAAGAGCTTAAAGCATTTAAAGAAGAATTTCCAGAGGTTTATGATATTGTTGAAACTGTTTCAAAATTACAGGCTAATGCTAGAACAGAAGAAGTTGAAGAACGGCTATCTGAACTACTACAAAGAGAAGAAGATGCAACCTATATAGTTTCTGAAAAGGAGTTGTTGGTAGCACACCCAGATTTTCTTGATCTTAAACAAGATGACGATTTTTTGAGTTGGCTAGATAAGCAACCCGATACTATTTCAGACGGTATCTATAAGAATAGAACCGATGCTAAATGGGCCGCTCGTATTATTGACTTGTATAAACTTGACTCTGGTAAAGTTAATCAAAAAAAGGCTAAGACTTCTCAAAGTGCGGCGGAAGCTGTGACTAAGACTCAGAAAGCTACGGCCATAGCTGAAGGGGATAAGAAGATTTGGTCTACCCTTGAAATCTCTAAACTGAAACCATTTGAGTTTGAAAAGTTAGAAAAAGAACTTGATTTGGCAAACAGGGAGGGGAGAATCATTTAACCTATCCAAATAAGGAGGACATGATATGTCTGTTGGATCAGCGGCGGGATATTCCAATCTACCGAATGGTAAATGGAATCCGTCAATCTACAGCCAGAAAGTACTCAAGTTCTTCCGCAGGGCGTCTGTTGCAGAAGCAATTACAAACACCGATTATGCGGGTGAAATTGAGAATTTCGGCGATACTGTAAAGATCATTAAGGAGCCTACGGTCACTGTTTCCGCGTACACTCGCGGCGCTGTGGTTAACACCGAAGACCTTACTGATACTGAAATCACCTTGACCGTCGATCAGGGC